GGGTTACGCAGTTTTATCTGATAGCCATAACGAAGTGTATTCATCTTTTTACAATAACTCGTCGCAATATGGGCAGCACAATAGCGTCTTTTCACAGAGACGTGTACGTGCTACTTGTAAGCTTTGGGTTACTATAGATGATCCTTTGGTTGCACTCCAGTCGGAAATGGGTTTTTTAACACCAGTTTCGGCATGGAATGTTATGCCGTTTTCATTCGTCGTTGATTGGTTTTTCAGCGTCGGTGCGTTCTTTGAACGTCTATGCTTCCCGGGTAAATCCATCACCCAGGGGTCAGTAACAACGCTTGTCGATGACGAAGCAACGTCGTACTCTAAATTGTACGGTCGTTATGCTACGCTTCCTGACAACAAAGTGGTGTACTATCATAATGCAGGGTCAGGCGTTAAAGCCAAAACTCAGCATTATTATCGTACGGTTGGTGTACCATCTCCTTTTTTCATTACAACAAATTTCCAAAATTTGTCGTGGTGGAATGTAGGTACTACATGGGCACTGTTATCTTCAATCTTTTCAAAGAAGTGAAAATTAAATGCCAAGTGCAGCTTCTAGTGTGTCTTTAGCCGTAGGCGGGACACTATCTGGTGGAACATCCACCGCTTTTGCCTTATCCCAACGTGCGACAGGGCTTCCAACAATCTGGAGTCGTAGCACTGCTGTTAGCGGTTCGCTTATTGGATCGGAAACGATCTCTTATAGCTATAAATTGCAAAACAGCAATATGGTTATTTCGTTACAAGGTCGTGCGCCTACAGTAGTGGTTGATTCCAATACTGGCTTAGACGTTGTAGCAAAAACCTGTGCCTACGATTGTAAAATGACGATTCCGCGTAATGCTAGCACTACAGAGCGTACACGTGTGATAGATCTTGCGATCAGTCACTTATATGCGCTACGTGCCGGTATAATTGCGGGCGAAGCTTACTTCTAAGCTTCAATCGTTTCCAGTTATCATATGCCACAAAATCGGCATAAGGAGTCATTGAATGAACTCTAAAGAAACCTTTAAAGGTATCTTGTTGGATTGCCTCGAGTCGTTAGGGACACCTCTGGCCTTAGGTTTGCATATGGCTTATGAATCAGATGTTCTTGATTCGTTGCCAAGTATTACGCCTTTGATGTATAATAATCCGATGGATTATTACAAAGACGCGCAAGCCCTAGCCCTTTTCTCAAAGAATGAGAGTTTTGCTTTAAAAAGCGAGGCCCAGTTGGAGAGAGAAGCAGTAGAGGACTTTTTTCAGGTAGAAGCGGCTAACCATCGTCTGAACAACGAATGGCCAGTGACACTGAAAAATAACCAGGAACTGATTGACAAGGTTAAAAGGCAGATATTTAAATTAATCGGCCCCTCGCCTACTAAGCAGTTCTTCGACGTGCAAAAACCTATTTTTGGACCCGGTGCGACATCGTCGTGCCGCGGCTCCGATACCACGCTTTTGCATAAATTACAGGCAACACCAGAGTGTACCTTACAGGCTATCGATATTATCGAAATGTTGACTCGCGGCTGTATTTCACGGCCACTAGACTATGTTATCATTGATTACAATACCTTTTTTACAGTTCCTAAGAACTATAAGGTGCGTCGTCAATGTTGCATAGAACCACATTTGAATACGTGGTGTCAGCGTGCCTTAGGGCTTGATTTGAAGCGCTGTCTAAAAAGACAGAACTATAATCTTGACAATATCCCTGATTGGAACAAGTATTTACTTAAATACCATTCTATGGATATTGCTACACTGGATTTAAAGCAGGCATCTGATCGGATCTATTATAGATTCGTGAAAGAAGTCTTACCTCCGGTTTGGTTTGATTATTTGAACCGTGCAAGAAGCCATTACACCAAGGTTAACGACATTGTTCATAAGAATGACAAGTTTTCTTCTATGGGTAACGGTTTCACTTTCGAACTAGAAACGATTCTATTCCTAGGAATAGTACGCGCTATAGTTCCGAAAGAGCACTGGGGCTTATGTAGCGTCTTTGGTGACGATATTATGGTCCCTAAACACTACGGACAAGAGGTAGCTAGCGCTCTAAGTGATTTGGGCTTTATCCTCAATGAGGATAAAACCTTTTTATCGGGTGTTTTCAAGGAGAGCTGTGGCGTTGACATATGGTGGGATAATACCCATCCTCTGTGCGTGCGTCCGGTTTTCCTACGGAAATTTCCCAATGTTAAAAAACCCAAAGAGCTTATCGCTTTTGCTAATTATATCCGTCGTATTGCACTTCGTACCTTTGCAGGAACCCCAAAGGGTGTTATTTTTGGAAGCGCTTACAAAAGTGCTATCGAGTTAATACCTCCAGCGTTTCGTGTTAAAGGCTACGATCCTCATTACCACGAGGATTTATATATGGATGTACCACTTTACGTGAGACATACATTTTCCTCTGAGGAAACTCTTTTTTCTGTAAAAGAGCGCTTTTCCCCGCGGCTAAAACCCGTGGATGAGAACGATTGGCTCCATGCCGATTGTAAAAGAGCGACAGTACGAGTTATAGAGGTACCAAAGTTTAAGGTTAAACCTGCGAGTTTCACAGGCCGAACCCAGCTTTTGTACGCACTATCTGGTGGTGAC